CTAGGCCCTTCGTTTCCTGCCAAGCATGCTTTCTATTGAATGCACCGGTCTTTCATTGTGCTGGGATTGTGTTAGAGGTTCCTGCACAGTCTCTGCTGGCGTACTGCCTACTGTGCGATTTCCTAGCTGGTTTACTGCATCCCTTGCACGGTGCGGCGCCAAGTGCGCGTACTTCTCTGTCATCTTCACAGTGGAGTGCCCGAGCACCTCTTTCACGTCCAGTAGCGGCACGCCTTCGCTGACCATCCAGCTTGCACACGTGTGGCGCAAGTCGTGGATCCTGAAGTTCGTAATACGCGCAAGGCTGCACGCGCTCTTGAAGCCTTCCCGAAGGTTACCCAACCTTTCACCATCGGACTTCGCGAACACCCATTCGCTTTGCGGGCAGTGGTTGGCTACCCACACCCAGCGGCGCTTGAGTGCCGCGATTGCTTCATCATTAAGCGGGACCGACCTCCGCTTTGCACTCTTGTTGTCTTCTCCTTCTAGGTGAAGTAGTGCACTATTGAAGTCGACGCGTGACCAGGTCATCTTGAGCAGTTCATTCATGCGGGCGCCGGTATTGAGGCCTAATAGAATGAAGTCTGATAAACGCTCTCCGTTGCGCTGTGTTTTAGCTGCCGCTACTAGCCTGTCTGCTTCTGAGTGAGTTAACCAACGCACGCGCCCCTCTGGCTCCTTGAGCATCCTGCCTCTAACAGGATTGCTCATGGGCCACTCTAATTGCTCAATCGCGTGATTGATCATTGCACTCAAGATCGATAGCTCCCGGTTAATAGTTGCTGGCTTAACACCGTCCATCTGCCTGGCTGAAATAAACCCTCGAATATCTTTTCCTGCAAGCTCTTCCATAATCTGGTCTGGCCCAAAATGATCATAGAGTCGACCAACACGGCGCTGAATATCCTCAACAGTTCGCTTTTGCTGGCTAGCTAAAAGAAACTCGCTGGCCACTTCGGCGAAGCCGTGGGTAGGAAGCCGACCCCAGGCTTCCTGCTGATACAGTTCTGAACGCCACTTTGATTCCAGTGCTTTTGCTTCCCGATAGTCTACCGTCCCAGTAGAGCGTCTAATCGGCGCACCGCCTCCCGGCGGGGATATGTGTGTCCACCAATACGGTGAACCTTTACGTTTGTGGGGCATGGTGCTTCTCCTTGTACCACGCCGGGCGCATGGTTAGTTTGCGTCGCTGCGCAGTTTGCGTCCAGCTTTTGGCGCAGACGTTCGGCGTGAATCATCCGGCGCTTACCCATCTGCACAACGGGCAGGGTGCCGTCATCCATCCAGCGGTAGACGGTAGCAACGGACACGCTGAGCGCCTTGGATGCTTCTTTTGGGGTGTAGGTAAGCACATCCATATCAGTCTCCCGTATACCGCTGGCCACCGGGGCCAAAGCCTTGGCCCTCGCGCCACGCCTGCTCATTACGCGCCGTGCTGTCGCTTAAGGTTTGCTGGCGCTCTTTTTCGAGAAGCGCCAGCACCGCTGGGTTGTCTGCGATGCGCCGCAGATTCAGCAGCTCTTCCAGCTGTCGCTGAATGATGCCTCCGGCAATGCTGGCAACGTCCCATATTTCAGAAGGGCGTTCGCCGCTATCCAGTACTTTGCCCAAGCCGTAGCAGTGCCCGCACGGGTTCGCCGCGTTGCCTTTTATGTGGTCGGTGCCGGTGCCCAAGCACACCGTGCAATCATCGGGGGCAATTTCTCGCCAGTTTTGCTCCCAATCTTCGGGATTGGTGTAGCTGCGCACATCGCGGTCTATATCGTGATAGATCACCTGCACCCAGCCCTCGCTAGCGCCACCGCCATGGATATGCTCGATCTCAGCAAACTTTCCACCATTTGCGCGGTGGGTGTGGGTCGGTTGGGTCATTGAACCACCATGGGAGCTTCTAACTCGGTAACTGTCTCACCGGTTTCGACGTCGTAATGATCACAGTCCGTCACGTTATTGATCATGAATGCCTCTTGCTGGCGCGGCGTCATCTTGCCGAGAATGCGCAGGAACTTATTGCCTGGCCCACTAAAGGTTGGTTCCACTCCAAGCCGCTTCGCCGCAGCGTAGTTGTGGTGGCCATCGATAATGACCCGGTACTGCTTGCCGCGTAGCGTGCACTCATGGACCCGCACCACGAACACGTGGAACGTATCTGCTTTGCGTGTCACCACGGCTTCATTCAAGTAGCGCTGGCAGCTGATTAGTGGCGGCTGTTGGGGTGGTGCCGCTTCCAGTAGACCTTTGAAATGGTGTGACTGTATTCCCAGATTCATAGGTTGGCTCATGCAACCTCCCCAAGCAGCTCATGGCCGAAGAGGTTTAGATTGCTCATAGTGCGGCACCCAGCTTGTTAAGCGGTCGCATTAGGGCACGGCTGCTAGTATTAATAAGCGCCTGTCGTCGCTCAGCAGCTGCGCGGGCGATCGCTTTTTGTTCTTCAAGACGGTCACGCCCGTAAAGCGCTGCTACTAGCTCGGTACCGCGCTTGCCTTGGGCGTGGCGACGGGATAGGGCCGAGAGGCTGATGTTGTATCGTGTGGCTAGCTCGCTCATCGGTACCCGCTCATTGTTGGCGGGGTCGGTAACGTAGATGGGTTTAAACATTGCTCCCCTCCTTAGGTGCTGGTTCCTGCCGGTTCTCACCGCCCAACCATTCGACCAAACGTGCAACGTTAGCGCGCAAGCTGCCCGCCATTAGCACAAAGTCAGTTTCAAGGCGGGCAAGGGCATCATCGCCGTCGTCTGCGTGGTCGGCCTCCTCGATGAGCGCATCACCGAAGCGCAGCGACTTGAGCGACAGATCGTCGTGAAGCATGAAGGTCAATTGCCCTTCGATGCCCAGCGCCATCTTGCTTGCCTGGCGTCCGCTCTCCAGTAGCTGTTGCATTTCGTCGCTATCCAGATCGACTTGGCGGGCGCGCACTACGCCGTCATCGCCTTTGGCCTTTAGCTCGACGCCATCCAGCAGCTGCAGGTCAGCTGGGCGGCTGGCGGGGTCGCCTAGCCAGGTTGTCATTGCACGAATGGGTAGCGTCTGGGATGACAGTGGCGTTGCTTTCAGGCTGCCCAGCGTTTCGCGTAGCAGGTCCAGCACGTCCTCAGCGCGGGCGCGGCTAGGCGCGTTGACGCCAATCAGCTGGCGCTCGGTGTCCCACCACATATCAATTTTCTGCTGGCGCACAAAGGCGCGGGGTAGCAGCGCCTCAGTAACCTGTTCCTTAAGCGCGGTTTTCTCTTTGCGCGTTACCTTGCGGCCTTCACGCGCTTCAATGTCGGCTACTTGCTCGTCGACTTCTTCCTTCACGACCGCCGCGGGGAGCATGCGCTCTTGGCGTAGCGCGCTTAGCAGGCGGTGGCCTTGTAGTTCGTGAACCAGTTGGCCGCCACCTAGGCGACCGGCTGGCGCTGCCCAACCGATGCGGCGGGCGTCTGCATTACCCAAGGGCTTAGCGGCATGGTTTGCCATTGCTTCAGCCAGCTGTGCAGCAGTAACAGCGGGGGTGCCGTGCAGGCGATAGAGGTGTAGTTGTTTGAACCACATGTTATTGGTCCTCTTCTTCGTTTGAGTGGCCACCGCATGAGCCGTCTGGGTTTCGGTTGTCGCAGCTGCTATCGCACACTAAGTACAGCTGGCCCTCCTGGAGTCTTTCTGATAGCTCTTTCCGCGCCCCATCAACGCCTTGGGGGTGCGTAACGATTTCGTCTAAGCGCTTGTCGCCGTAGTGGAGCAATTGACTGATGCTCATATGGATGTGCCACATCATGTTATTGATCTACCTGCTTGGGCTGGTTGCCCTTGGCTGGCGCTGGCTGCTTAAAGATTCGGTCGAACTGTTCTTCAAAAGTCATGGCGTGTACGTAGTCCAAACGGTTTTGGTGATAGGTTTGAATTTACGTATGGCCTGCACGCGTACCGGGTGTTTGATGCATAGGTCGCGGCACCTTCCGGATCGCTGAGCCATAGCAATGAACTGCTGAGCAAACTGGGGGGCGTCGAACGAAGCGCTAAGCGGTACCACCTGACTGCCGTTCATGAGCTTTTCAATGCGCTCCTGAACGCGCTCTTCGTATTCCTCGATAGATTCCCTGTTCTTCGGGGGAAGGGCGCGGCCTAGTTGGCGGGCCTTTGCTTCGGTCATGCCGTATACGCGGAAAGTGCTCATCGTCATCACCTCAAAACTGAACGTATTGATGAATGGGCGCCGTCTCAGGCATCGCTAGCCGCGCTGGCGCTCGGTTGTTGTCGTCTATTGCGGGGCCTGCTGGCCGAAGTCCGGGGCATTGCTCGGCAGCGATGCCCTTGTAATCGGGCTGGCCGGTACGTTGGCTGAGTGGCACGCCGCGATGTTCTTCAAAGGCCCACACGGCGGCGTCGGTGCAGTACTCGGTTAGCCATTCCTCTTGGGATTGCGCTTCGCCTTTTGAGAGGTGGCCCATTACCAGCACGGCGGTAACTAGGGCGCCTGCCCATAGTGTTTTTGTTAGTTGGATGCTCATTGGGCGCGCTCCTCGCCGCTGGCGCTATCTGCCAACAGCTCGAGCAGGTGCTCTCTGGTCAAGTGGATGTCGGCAAGATCGATGCCGCACATGGTGTACTTGAAGCTTTCGTGCCTCGGGGTTTCGCCCGACAGCCACGAGTTCAAATTGATGTAGCGGTCGGTTGTCTCAAGGGAGACGCGATACTTGCCTTGCAGTGACACGGCCAGCGCCAATTCCTGACACTGCAGCAATATGCACACTTGGCCGGATGTTAGGCCGTGGGCGATGAACACTTCGGTAACGGTTTTGGGGGCTTGTAGGCTCATGCGTACACACTCCCTGCATCACGGCGTGACACGTTACGGCTAGTGCTAACGCGGGTTTGTGTGCGTGCCGGTGCGCGGTTCCGGAGGGCGTCAGCGTCGGGGTTAATGCCATTAATGAGCAGGGCAGTAACCAATGGGGCAAGAATCGCCAGGCAGCGAACCCTTTCGATCCAGTGGCGATCTATGGCTTCTGCAACGGCGGCGGTAGCTTTATAAACACCGAGCTTTTGATAGGCGCGCTTGAGGCAATCTTTGACGCTTGCCGGTGAGCGGTTAGTGGCGCGGGCAATTTCTTTGTAGGTGTTACCAGCAGCTAGCAGCATGAGGTCTTGGGCCTCGGTACGGGTAAAACCTAAGCTTCCGCGTTCTGGGTTTATCCTTGCCTGCCAATTGCCTTGTGTGATTTGCATGGTGAGTGCCCTTGCATTACGTAAGTTATGAGCAAAGTATGCGAAAGCTCATAAATATTGTCAATGCGAAAGCTCATATTTTTTATGAAGGCAAAAAAACCGCCTCGTTGGGCGGTGGTTAACTATGTTAAATAGGAGATCTTTTAAGGTCTGACAAGGAGAGGAATTTCTGCTGGTGGCCATTGGCCCTAGAAAAACACTTCATGGAGTAGGTGGCTTTTCTTTGTTGGCTTGATTTCCGCTGGGAGGTCGGTGGATTCGATAGGAGAGGTAATAAATCCCTAACATTGTCACGACAAATAGATGTGCAGATGCAATCGAATAAAGCACTATGAATAGTGCCCGGAGCCAATAGGCCACTTGGGCTGAAACCAATTCTGCAATGCCATTGCTAATCAGGTTGGCGAAACCACCCAGGAAATAAAGGCAAATTGATAACAAAGCCAAATGCCCAAAAAGAAAGCAAAGAAAGGGCCGTCTTTTCAGGTTGATAGGTTTTAACTTTCCTCTGCGCATTTCATTCAAGATTGCTGGCGAACCATCAAGCGGTTGCTCTAGTGTTGCGCTCGGAAATGTCGCCACTGCAGCTAATGCAGCGATGTAAAACCCAGTCAATATCTGTAAGAGGCCTGTGATTAGGCTCACGTAGCCTTTATCACCGAAAATTGAAACATGTGAACCAAGAGCAACTAACACACCTGCGACTGTCAGACCAAGAATTAAAGGTATCACGAAATCTATTTGACATTTAGCCTTATTCTTGATTCTAAGGTATCTGAATGGCGTTAGAAGCTGCTTTATTTGAGTACGCATGGCATCTCAATTATTCCAGCTACTGACTTAGTAGCGAGAGCATTTTTCCTGCAAATGTTTGATTGATCTCTGGAGCGCACTGGTCAAGATTGACATCTACTGAGATTAGCTCATCTTTTAGCACCAGAACATCCCTAAGGTCCTCTTCTGAAGTACCCATAATAACTGACTTCTGACGACCTTCTTTCTTTTTGTATCTAACACGCAATTCATCATAGCCATTTTTCTTACCCCAAAGCCTTAGGCCCAAAAGCGCACAATCAGCGATGTTCCATTTGGAGTGGCCAGGGCTGAGACGAACCTTCATCACTTGGGACTCTTCATAAAAATAGCCTTCTTCATCTAAAGACTCTGCATTTTGAATTCTTTTAATAAGCTCCACACCAGCTAGCTGCCCTTTCTCTAGCTCGTCAACAAAAGACTTCGATGGAGTGCCTAACAGCTCAGTTGAAGGGCGATAGGGTTTCTTGGCATCCGCTGATTCGTCATGGTAGTCAAAGAGGCCCTCGGCAGCATCTTTAATCTGCTTTTTCAAGAAAGGATCTACGTTGCTACGACCAAGCCCTGGTACAACCTCAAGCAGGAATGGATACGTGTCTGGCTTTCCCTCGATAGGAGTAAGACCGATAGCAGCATGGGCTGAAACAGCAACCCCTTCTCCTTGAAGCTTGGGTTCATGGCGTAGCTCGCCTGTCTGCAAGTCGGCAAAAACAGGATCAGTTGCATCTTGATCTGCGTATTGAAATAGCAACACTAATGCTTCAGGGTGTCCTTTTTGCCGATTCTGTGAGTAATCTGTGATTCGATAAGCAGAGCGCTCATTATTTCTAAGCTGAAAAGCTTCGCCATCATTAACAATTTTTTCTAAATATGGAATGACTTCCTTCAGTAAGATAGTCGGCGCATCAGCTGGTTCAGATCTCAAAACCAGCTCGTGAAACTGAACCCAACGCTCCCGAGTGTGCAGCATAGTTATTCCTCATAAAGTTTTTAATTATTAGTTAAAGCTTCGTTTTAGCCTCCACCGCCACGCCAATAATGCGGCAGTTTCCATTGATGGGAATTAGCGGGTAAGCGGGGTTGAGCGGCTTTAGGTATTTCTGGCCGCTCTCTACGATGTATTTCTTAAACGTGGCTTCGTTGCTTTCATCGAGCTGCGCTACCACTAGCTTGCCGGGCGTCGCCTCTATGCCAGTATCCACCAGTACCAGCGTTCCCTCAGGGATGCTAGGCCTTACGCCTGCTGGCGCTGTCATTGAATCCCCGGCCACTTCTAGCCAGAAAGCAGGGCCTTTGGCTTTGTAATCGGTGCTTTCGTGCTGATCTTCCATGCCTGATGGGTAGGGCACCACGCATTCCGCAAATTTTCCTGCGTGCACGCAGGAGATAACAGGGTAGCGATAGTAGCGAAGCGGGGTAGGCGCCATCGACACGTTGTTATTAGGCACAGGGCTGGCTGTGCCTACTGCCATTTCACCTTTTCCCTCTGTTAGCCAGCGATAACTAACACCCAGCGCATCAGCGATTTTGAGCAGATGCGTTGAGCTATGGTGTTTGCCCGTTTCCAAGTTAGAGATCGTTGCCTGATCGATCTTCGCGGCCTCAGCGGCTTGTTTCTGGCTGAGGCCTGCATGCTTGCGGGCGAGCTTTAGGCGGTCTTTGAGTTCCATACACTGATTATTATGCGCACACTCATACGCTTGCAAATGAGATTGCGCATATAATACTCTATGCGTATTCGCATAAGAGGCCGGGCCATGAAAACCATCTTTTCTCAGCTTGTCGACCATTTCGGCGGCCAGCAATCCACCGCTAAGGCTCTCGGAGTTAACCAAGGCGCTGTTTCCAACTGGGTCAATAGCAAGCACGGCATGTCTCCTGCTGTAGCTCTACGTGCCGAAAAACTGACGGATGGGAAGTTTACAGCCGCTCAGCTTTGCCCCTCCGTGTTCAACGAGCCGCCGGTTGAAGAGGCAGCCTTTCAATGAATCCAGTTTATGCAATTCGCCTGCGAACAACATCGCCCAAGCAGGGGGTGTGTGGGTATACAGGTATTTGTGAGGTGAGGGTATGAGAACAGTTCGCCAGTTGTGCGGGGCCGATCGCCAAGCAGCGCTCGAGGCCATGAGCAAGGCCGTAGCTGCGCGTGTCGCTAAAGCGTGCTTGGGTACGTCGGAAAGTGCTCGGGTTACAGCTGAGGCCATGCTGGAGGGTGTGGCAGTACTTGATGGGGTGACAGGCCCTGTTGTGCTGCTGCGCGCTTCTTTCTCTGACGCTGAACTTGCCTATGAGTTGGAAGCGCTGGCGGCAAATTACCGCCAGCGGCACTTAGAGCATGAAGCGGCTGAGGCCGAGTGGCACCAGAGGTATGTTAATAACGAAAATTCTCAGTCTCCTGCTTTAAAGCAGGACTCATGTGAGCCAGAACAAACTCCAGGTCACGATAATCCGAAGTCTCTCTCGCATGGCCAAACGCCCATCGTGCCGCCAAGTCAGGTAGATGAAAATGATTGAGTTCTTCTGCCAAGGCGATAGCGAGCTGCTCATTATCAAGCGCGATGGCCTCCTCGATTGTCCAGTGATGAACAGCCACCACTCTCAAAACGAGTGGGTCGATATTTCGGCTTGGTATGCCTATGTACTGCTTGCGCACTTCGTCCCGATAAATCTCCAGCAGGTACGCAAGAAGCGTTTCTCTAATGGCAGCATTGGAACTGTCTGGATCCATTACACCCACATTTGGAACACCGTGTTTAGTACGTATTGGCTCCCACAGCTCATGCCACATTACTCGGTAATCTTTTTCAGCCACGTCGTTTTCCTCATTTTAGTGAATGGTGTCGCAGCTATCACTTTAGCGGGCTACGGCGTGGCTTTCTATTTGTGGGGTGCGTTATGACCGAAGAGCGCGCATTCCGTGGTGTCTGGATCCCCGCTGACATATGGCTGAACCGTGAGCTATCGCTGCAAGAGAAAGTGATGCTCATTGAGATCGACAGCTTGCAGCACCCTCAGAAGGGCTGTTTTAAGTCCAACAAGAAGCTGGCTGAGTTCTTTGGCCTGTCGCCTAACCGTGTGTCTGAGGTGATCAGCTCGCTTAAGAAAAAGGGCTGGGTAAGCGTCAAGCAGATACGTGAAGGCAAGCAAATTGTTGAGCGTCGTATCTTCATGAACCGGCCTCTTGATAAGGCGCCAGCAGGTACTCGGAAAACCGAAGAGGGGTATTCGGAAAATCAAGAGAACCCTATTCGAGAAACCGAAGGGGGGTATTCGGAAAAGGCGGCGAACCCTATTCGGAATCCCGAAGAGGGGTATTCGGAAAACCGTGAAGAGAGGGGTTCAGGTTTAGGGGTTCAGTTAGAGGGGTCCAGTAAGAGGTTATCGTCGGGGGCAAGCCCCGCCGCTGCCGAGGGTGAATACCTGGGCGCTGATGAACCTGAACCCACCCCCAGTGCTTCACAAGAATCCAACGACGATTTGCTGGCGCGTATTCCTGCCGACATGCCGGGCACCCGAGACCCGAAGGCCAAGACGTTCAAGGTGTGGGCCAACTACGCGATTGCTTACCGCAACCGCTACAAGACGTGGCCTGTGTCGAACCAGAAGACTTCGGCGCAGTTGTCGCAGCTGGTTGACCGTGTGGGGGCAGAGCTGGCGCCCAAGGTCGCGGCGTTCTACCTGCAGATGAATCAGCAGTTTTATCTCACCAAGCTGCATTCGGTGTCGTTGCTGCTGGCCGACTGTGAAGCGATTGCCACGCAGTGCACCACCGGGCACCAAGTCACGCACGCTCAGGCCCGCCAAACCGACAGCACTCAATCCAACCTCAGCAACCTGGAGCAGGCGAAAGCGATGCTGCGGGAGCGTCACGCTCAACAGGAGGGATCAACATGTCATTGACCACTGAACAGCACGAACAGGTGCTGGAACTCGTTTACGCAACGGCTGAGGTGCTGGGGCAGGAAATGCGGCCCTCTGCGGGCATGCTGATTGCTGACGACCTGAGCGGTTACCCGTTTGGCGAGATCCGCCGTGCGCTGGCCCGGTGCCGTGCGGAGCTACACGGCAAGCTGACACTGGCGGCCATCATTGAGCGCTTACCCAGTGCCAATGCGCACCTGCTGCCCAATGAGGCGTGGGCGCGTGCATTGCATAGCACTGACGAGCAGGAAACCGTTGTGTGGACGCCGGAGATTGCCCGGGCGTTTGGTGTGGCCAAGCCGGTGTTGGATGGCGGCGACAAGGTCGGGGCGCGGATGGCGTTTCTGGCGGCCTACGAGCGCGAGGTTGAAGCGGCCAAGACAGAAGGGCGACCACCTGAGTGGCAAGTGTCGCTGGGTCACGACCAGCAGCGCCGCGAGATCGTGCTAACCGATGCCGTTAATGCGGGAAAGCTGCCTGCGCCCAAGGTGGCTCACTTGCTGCCACCACCTGACAAGCCCTTGACCGAAGCGGGTAAGCGCCAGCGCAAGCAGGTGGTTAGCCAACTGCGCGACCTGATCAACCAACGTGGTGATAAGCAGGCCCAGCAGCGCCGCGAGGCCCGCGAGTTGGAAGAAGCTCGCCGCCGTGAATTGTTAGAGCAAGCTGGCGCGCCGCTAGCTGCTTTGGGAGGACGTTAATCATGAATACCGCATTTCAACCCAGTGGCTCTGAGGTGATTCAGGTTCGGTACTCCCATGACCGGCGCAAATGCTCAGCATGCCAGTACCGAAAAGCTGCCAGCGAATTTCGTGAGCCCGGTACCGAGCACCCGCTGCCTGCTTGCAAGCACTGTATGAGACTTCAGCAGCGTGGAGGTGCGGCATGAGCGTTAGCCCACTTAAAGGCGGCCAACAGGCGCGGCGTGCAGCCATGCTTTGCACCAACCCGCGCTTTGGCATCTACCTGGACCACCGCCGCCGTTGTGCTCATAGCGTGCCCATTGAGCAAATGCCGGATGGTACTCACTTACCAGAAGATTGCGCTGACTGGCTGCGGGAGGCCTGTGGCGTAAAGAGCCGTGCCGAGATCGATCATGACAATGCGGCAAGCGCCATGCTGGATCGCATCATTGCAGACTATAGCGCTTGGGAACGTCAGCAGCGCCAGCGGGGGAATGCATGAAACTACCTATCCAAAAGCCCCGTAGGCCGCGTGCGCTTACCAAAAGCGGCGCACCCCGGGCAAAGCCGGTCGATTGGGAAGGGCAGGAGCAAGCGGTATTAATGCGCTGGCTGCATGGGGAGAAAATGCGAGGTCAGCCGGTAGGTGAGTTATACGACTCGACTTATCACGTTCCCAATGGTGGGCAGCGTAACAAGAAAACGGCTTCTGACCTCAAGCGGCAAGGTGTACGTGCTGGCGTGAGTGACTTACCCGTAAGGCAAGCCCGTGGGGGTTGGCATGGTCTCTTCTTGGAGTTCAAAGCCACACCCCCACGTGATGCAGTGCTGGCGCCTAGCCAATTCGAATGGCTGGAAAGTAGTGAATACGAAGGCTACTGCGCGGTGTTGGCGCGTGGGTTAGACGAAGCCAAGGCGGTATTGCGTGAGTATGCGAGCTGGCCACGTACTGAGGTAGTGGGGCAGCGGCAGGTATTGAATAGCGGTACCGAGTGGAGAAAGGGCTGATGGGGATAGCATTACTCAAAACAGGGGGCACGATGCAGGACAAGTACGAGGCAATGCCGATCGCTCGTTTGCGTGAGATCGCTAGAGAGTCGCATGCAGACCACGATCCGGAGGCGACGAGGATATTCGTCAACCGGGTGCTGGACATGGAAGTGGAGCGCCGTACGTGGTTTACCCATGAGAATCTTGGGTATCAGCCTTTCAGCTCAACTGCGAAACTTGGCGAGCACCCGGGCGGCGGTACCGCCGCAGCTGATCCGCTGGCAATTGCCTATGATCGTGGTGTTCGTGTCCACGCCGCCCATGAAGAAGCCCGATATTTTTTGGAGTATGCGCGCCTTCGCCCCCGTAACCTCTTAGCTGCTCTGATCCAGTCGGCGAAGACAGATCGAAGAGTTAACGGCCCATGGGGGGCTAGTTACGATCAAGTAGCGGCGGGATTGGGGTATTACGCTCGAATGCTTGGGTGGCCCCCAGGGATTGAGGCGAGAGTCAAGTTCAAGAAAGGGCAGGCTATCAAACGAGCAGCGCTGGAAGGTCGTACTCAAATGCTTATGCTTGCACGATTGGGTTAGGCTACGAGCCCCATTAGCTGGGGCTCAGGGCATTATTTATTTGATATAGACTTAATAGTGTCAGTGAGGCTTTTTACTGTTGAAGAGAGAGCTTCTAAAGATTTTATATTGTCAGGCTCATTACTTTTATTTTCTTCTTCTCCTTTCTGCTGACAAAAAAGTTTTTCAGTCAGCTGTTTCTTAAGCTCATTTTTTTCGGGTTCAGGTAATGATGAAATGAAAGGGTCAATAGCTTTAACTTCAAGAGCAAACCATCGCATTTTTTGCTCATTAATCAAATGAATTGTTGACTGCTTAGAGGAGAATCTAGCTGCTATAAGAGCAATGGCAGTTATAGAAATAGTAATAACCATTACAGGCCACTGTACTACATTCTCGATGTATGTTTCGAAACCTAATTTATTTTTGAAAAATACCCATAGTATTATTAGCGAATAGCATCCCATTGTTATCCAGCGCCATAAATTAGCAGCTCTCTTTTCTTCGTCAGCATTTTTCTTATAACCTCCTGCTATACCGTCTTCAGCAACTAATTCATGTATATCTTTTATCGATTGGTGTCGTTCTGATATGTCTTTTTCACTATCGCTAATCTTCGCTAATAATTGTGATGTTTCGTCTTTAATAACCTCTTCATGACCTGAGAATATTTTTCTGGCATTATCATTAATTGCTTTAAATACTTCTTCTGATTGATTTGTAAATCTTTCCTGACGCGATGACTGCTCGGTAGCAAACTCTTCCATGCGGTTTTTCTGCTCAGTCAGCATTAAGTTTTCATTATTCTTAATTGTCTCTTTCGTGTGATTCGCTCTCTCTCGTATAGTGTTTTCAAGAGTATATATACCATTTAACTTTTCTCTAGCTTCTTTTATTTCGTACTCCATAGTAAGTTTTAGATCAATTAGTTCTTGTTCTTTCGTCTTGTGGCGATGAAGTATTTGCGATTCAAGTTTCTTTAGATGTTCAATGTCACTGTTTTTATTTGACATTCCTGAAAGTTTATAAACGCTTTCGGCAAGCTCTTCAATTATTGGTTCAGATAGATAATAATTAAATGCTTTGTCTTTGTTTATAGCTGCAGAAACTTGAAGACTAAAGTCTTCGCTAGTTAAGAGTCCATTAATATTATCTAACTCGCCTGATGGATAAAAATTTGGATCGATTGATTGTACGACAGATCTAGTTTTCTCTAGTATTTTATACAGTCTCGATAAATTGGAAAATGAATTTTTATTACTCGTGTCCACGTTTTCATGAAATAACGATATTAAAGTGTTAAGTGTCGTATGCACTGGATGATCATGGAAGCTACTTGTGGTTTTGCTCACTATTCTGAACCCTTGTTGATAATAAGAGATATGTAGAGTTGTTTGTTGCTGAATGCCAATTTAATGACACGAATAAATGAGTTGATAATTAATTATTTGTTTGTGTTGGTTGTTCTCATTAGCTTCAGCCAAGCTGATATAAATAATATCTTAAAATTAGGTTCCAGTAAGTTTTTTTAAAAAACAGGTTGAGCATAAGGAATCCTTCAGGTAGTGTTTGTATATGCTGGTTGTAAATGCGTTTTAATCCGCAACCGTCAAGCCCTGCCAACTACCCGGCGGGGCTTTTGCATTTATAGCAGCTTTGAACTATTGATGGATCACCAGCCTTATAAGCTAGAGATAGCGGGTTTAATACCCGCCACTACAATCTCCTTGCATTCCCTTTCGGTGGCGCTCGCCCCATTCAGGGGGCCTTCTATATTAGGTGCCGTATGCTCGCCATTACTCCCGCCCAAGCAGGCGGCGTCAACGTGTGTGCGTTTCTCGACATGCTCGCGTTCGCTGAGCTGGGCAAAGCCATGTTGGGCGATCCGCGTGCCGATAACGGCTACCGCATCATTGTAGGGTCTATCCCCAGCAAGCTCATTCTCATGGTCAATTACGACGACCACCCGCAACAGTTGGTGAAGATTCGTAAGGGCCTGAGCTCAACGGCAGCGGGGCGCTATCAGCAGCTAAGCCGCTACTGGCCACACTACCGCGATCAGTTGAGCCTGCCCGACTTTGGCCCCTTGAGCCAAGATCGCTGCGCTATTCAGCAGATAAGAGAGCAGAAGGCGCTGCCCCTTATTCAGCAGGGCCGCGTCGCTGAGGCTATCGGCCGGTGCCGCAACATTTGGGCATCGCTGCCGGGTGCTGGGTATGGACAGCATGAGCATTCACTAGAGCGCCTGCTGTATGAGTTCAAGCGTGCCCAGGGTGAGTTGTGTGATTCAGACCAGACCTGGTATGAGCGTGCTCGACTAGCGCGTCGTAAAGCTGCGTAAACACTTCCCGGCCGCCGAGGTGGTCACTCATGAATACCAAACGTAAAGAGAAGCGCCTCATGCCTAACCGAGATCCTAGTAACTGGCACTGGTTAGCGAGCATGACGCCTTGGCTCCTGCTGGGAGCCGCCACCTTCACTGTGGGCCTTATTAAGGCGCTTCACGACGGCGGCCCGTGGAAGAAAGCAGTTATGACAGCGGCGATGGGGACCATACTTTCCCTTTCTTTGTACCCCGTATTTTTATGGCTGTCTGATTACTACGACCTGCCGGAGTCTGTCGCCATGGCGCCCTGTGTGTTTCTAGCTTTCATGGGCGTGGAATGGGTTCGTAACAAGGCGGATGCGCTGTACGAGGTGTTGCTGGGCTTTGTCAGGAAGTGGCTCAAATGATTGCCGCGCTCAAGGGGAGGGCGGCTGGCTTGGCGGTGAGTGGCTTGGCACTGCTCAGTGCTTACCTCTACTGGCAGCATGTCACTAGCCAGCGCGACGCCTACCAGGCTGAAGTTGAGCGTCAGCGTGAACGCGCTGAGATCCTGCAGGAGCACCAGCAGTGGCAGCGCCAGCAGATCGAAACCCTGAACGGTGCAATGGCTGAGCGTGACCGCACGCTGACGATCATCGCTGACGACATACGCGCCAGCACATCGGCGCTTCAATCACTGGGAGAAACCGATGCTGAGGCTCGTAATTGGATGGGTGGCGGCCTGCCTGGCGGTATCACTGACTGGGTGCGCGAGCTCCAGCGTTCAACCGATGGAGATGCAGTGCTACGGCCCAGAGGTGCCGCTGCATCTAACGAATCAGCTCCCTCTCCCTTCCTTAATCCTGCAGGGAAATAAAGGATTGCTAATGCTGCTGGCTGAGCACGTGGCCATGCACCGCCGGTTCAATGCAGACCGGGCGACAGTGGTGGAGATCATGGCGCGTGGGGCTGGTGAGGATTAGAGGGGCCAATTATTTGAAAGCGGTGGCGATAGGTTAGCAGAAAAAGCGTGGGTCCTCCTGAGGCGGTGCATGTGCACCACGGGGGCGCAGAGCCCCGGAGTTCGACAAATTTTCGGCATTTCATGGTCGTCAGCAGCACCTCACGAAAACCCGCATGGTTGTCGTGTTTTGAGGTGCCGACGCTGCCGAAATCAATAGGGGTACGGTGCCGATAGGATGATAAGCGTGTGGCAGAGATCAATCGCCTGGAAGAGGCTTACAACTGGAATATTACCAGGCTGGCTGATGCGTTTGGTCTCCACCGTGACACCGTTCGCAAGCGCTTAAAGGAAGCAGGTGTTGTGCCTGCGGGCGCTCGCAATAATGCCAACGTTTACGCGCTTAAAGATGCTGCCCCCGCACTGTTCAGTGAGACACGTGTGGTTGAGGGCATGGACCCCTGCCGAATGCATCCCGGTGATCGTAAAGACTGGTTTCAGTCCGAAGTTCTTCGCGTAAAGCTAGAGAAAGAAATGCGCCTGCTGGTACCCGTTGAAGAAGCCCACCGGGAAATGTCGCGGCTCGCTAAAGCAGTGGCGAGCGGCCTGGATTCATTGGCCGACCTATTAGAGCGTGACGCAGGCCTGACGCCTGAAACCATTGAACTTGTCGAGAAATCCACCGACGCGCTCCGCGAAATGATGTACCAATCCATTATCGATGATGACGAGGCGCTTGATGAGTAGTTTAGCTAGCGCTGCAGCCATTCGTCGTGATGTGGCCGAGCTAATACGCCCGCCGCGCCGTATACGCGCAAGCCAAGCCGCTGCTGAGCGCATGAAGGTGGTGGGTGGTGATGGCACGGTTAAGGACTGGTCGCCCGACGCCACGCCCTACATGGTTGAGCCGCTAGACTGCATGGGCAGCCGTTTATACGACGCCGTGATATTCGCAGGTCCAGCGCGAACGGGCAAAACCAACGCATTGGTTGATGGCTACGTTGCCTACAAGATCGACTGCGACCCCGGCGACGGCCTAATTGTGCAGATCTCGGAAGAAAAAGCCCGCGAGTTCAGCAAGAAGCGTATTGACCGCATGCTGCAGCACTCGCCTGCATTAGCGAAGCGCCTTAGCCCACGCGGACACGACAACAACGTTCACGATAAAACCTTTAGAGCTGGCAACTACCTTGGCATCAAGTGGCCGTCTAAGAACGTACTGGCCAGCTCTGACTATCAGTTCGTGCTGATTACCGACTTTGACCGCCTTGCGGAAAACATCGACGGCGAAGGTGACGCCTTCACGCTAGCGGGAAAACGCACCCAGACGTTTGGCTCCACTGGCATGACGCTGGCTGAGTCCAGCCCAGGTCGTGAGATCACCGACCCCGACTGGATGCGCCCGCAAGATTCACCGCACATGGCACCGCCCACGACAGGCATTCTGGATCTATTCAATCGGGGCGACCGCCGCTTGTGGTACTGGCAGTGCCCAGAGTCAGCGTGCAGGCGCTGGTTCACGCCAACAATGGACAACTTCAACCAGGGCTCAAAGTGCGTATTCTGCCCGCATTGCGGCACTGAGATTGAACCCAAGGCAAAACGGCAGCTAAATCTTGACGGCTGCTGGGTGCCGGAAGGCATGGAGCTAACACTAGAAGGCGAGCTGATCGGCACGCGGCGTCAAACCCGGATCGCATCGTTTTGGATGGAAGGGCCGAGCGCGGCGTTTCAAAGCTGGCCAAGCCTTGCTGAGAAGCTCAAGCGTGCCGAAGAGACGTATGAGCAAACCGGCAGCCAAGAAACGCTTAAAACCGTCACCAATACAGACTGGGGCAGGCCGTATCAATATCGCCGCGCCGCTACGCAGCGCTCAAGCCAACGCCTGCTAGACCGAGCCGAGCAGGTAGAGCGCCGCACCGTGCCCCATGGCGTGCGCTTTCTCACTGCTACTGTTGATGTGCAGGGCGGCAAGGATCGCCGCTTCGTGGTGCAGGTGCACGGCTGGGGGCCAAACCGTGAAACGTGGGTGGTTGACCGCTTCAACATTAAAGAAGATCGCGGTCCCAATAACGACGAACCGCCGCGCCCCATTAACCCCGCCACCCAGCCAGAAGACTGGGATCTGCTAACCCGCGACGTACTGCAGCGCTCCTATCGGCTGGCTGACGGCAGCGACCGCCGCATGCCGATTACCGCTATGGCCGTGGATACCGGTGGCGAAGGCGCTGGCGAAGAGTCTGTTACCAGCCAAGCCTATGAATGGTACCGGCGTTTAGCGCGTGATGGCCTACAAAGCCGCGCCTACTTGGTCAAGGGGGCTAGTAGCAGAACGCCTAGCCGTGTACGCAAAACGCTACCCGACAATACAGGCCGCAAGAACCGCAAAAGCAGCGCTAAAGGCGATGTACCGCTCTACATGCTCGGCACCGACACCCTGAAAGATACGGTTGCGGCGATGATCGACCGCGATAACCCAGGCGCAGGCTATCTGCATACCCCTGCATGGCTAGGCCGCTGGTGGTACGAAGAACTGACCTACGAAGTACGTGATCCCGCCACCGGGAAATGGTCACGCCCTGGCAAGCGCCCCAATGAGGCGTTCGACCTCTGCGTGTACAACCTGGCGGTGTTTATTTTGCTCAAGGGTGAAAAGATCAACTGGGACTCACCGCCACCTTGGGCAGAACAATGGGATGCCAACATGTTGGTATTCACACCGAATGCAGACGATGCCACCGTGACCGAGCAGCTGCGCAGTCAAGCACCGCCAAAGAAACGCCGCCGGCGCGTCGTCAAGCCTCGGCAATAACACCAAGCCCGCCATCCTGCGGGCTTTTTCATGCCCGCCCCCTAGGATTCAGGTTAATAGGAGCCAAACCATGGCCTACACCGCCGACAACCTTGCCCAGGTGCGCCAGGCCATTCTGGATCTAGCGTCTGGGCAGCGCGTTACCCGCATCACCCACAATGGACGCACAGTTGACTACGGCCAAGCGGACATCGATAAGCTGCGCAGCCTAGCGCGCCACATCGCTGCCGATGTTAGCGCACAAAACCGCCAGCGCCGCACTCGCACCAGGCAAGTGATCACCTCGAAGGGGCTATAAGCATGCTCAAGACGATTAAGCGCATGGCCTCAAAGCTAGGGGTTAAAGCCCAGTATGATGGCGCGAGTACCAGGCGCCGCATGGCAGGTAAAGGCAATACGATTACCGGCCCTAATGGCCCTATTGAACGCAGCTTGCCCATGCTGCAGGCGCGCAGCCACAACGCTATACGCAACAACGCCTACGCCCGCAAAGCCAAAGAAGCCTATGTCGCTAATTTGGTCGGAACCGGCATCAAGCCGCAGTGGGGCAACGATGAGATCCAGCAACTGTGGGATCGCTGGGTAAACGAATGCGACGCCGATGGCGTTGATAACTTCTATGGCCTGCAAGCCTTGGCCGCTGGCGCACAGTTTGAAGTAGGTGAAGCGCTAGGGCGTATTCGGTACCGCCGCGTGAGCGATGGCCTTGCCGTACCCATGCAGCTGCAGGTGATTGAAGCCGAACACCTCGACCCCGCCTACAGTTGCGCCTTTGATGGCCGCTTGATTCGTATGGGTATCGAGTTTGACGGCATCGGTCAGCGCCGCGCCTACCACCTCTGGCGGCACCACCCGCATGAAAAGCTCACCAGCGAGATCAACACCCGCGTTGCGGTGCCCGCTAGCAACATCATCCACATGTACCGGCGCATGCGCCCAGGGCAGCTGCGCGGCGTACCAGAGCTCACCAGCGTCATCGTGCGGATGTACGAAATAGACGAAATGCAGGACGCCACGCTCGCCCGTCAAAAGCTCGCCAACCTGTTTGGTGCGTTCGTGAATCGCAAAACGGATCACGAACCCGAAGACGACGGCCCGCTTTTCGGCACACAGGTCACCATGCCGGGCGAAGGCGGCGAGGAAATGGACGAACTGACCCCAGGCGGCATCCACTACCTTGAAGACGACGAGGAAGTAACGTTCTCCGACCCGCCTGACATTGGCGCCAATTATAACGAATGGCTGCGCACCGAGCTGCTTGCCGTGGCCGCTGGCGCAGGTATTACCTATGAGCAGCTAACGGGCGATTTAAAAGGCGTCAACTACTCAAGCATTCGCGCTGGCCTGCTGGAATTCCGCCGGCGGGCAGAAGCGCTACAAGCACACCTGTTGGTACACCAGTGGTGCCGCCGCATCGCCGAGCAATGGCTAGATGTGGCCGTGACCAGCGGTGCGCTGAGCATCCCCGACTACTGGCAGCGCCGCGCTAGCTACCTCGCCATTGACTGGATAGCACCCAAGTGGGCTTGGGTAGATCCGCTCAAAGAGGTGACGGCCGACCTAATGGAAGTACGTGCCGGATTTAAGCCGCGCTCAGAAGCCGCTGGCGAACGTGGCTGGTCGCTGGATCAACTAGACGCTGAGATCCAACAAGGCAACACCAGCGCTGACAAGCACAAGCTGGTGCTTGATTCAGACCCCCGCATCACTGCCAAAAATGGCTCCCTGCAGGCAGCGCTTGAGGCGCTGGCGGCCGCCACCGAAGAAGAGGAAAGCAACTGATGAAATGGTTTACTGCTAAGGCTAAGGCCAGTAACCCCAAGGCCGCACATATCACTATTGATGGCGAGATTGGTCGCGATTGGTGGGATGACTCAGGCATCTCCAGCAAAGCATTTATGTCAGCCGTAAAAGCGCTTGGTGATATTGATGAGATCGTTCTGGACATCAACTCCGAAGGGGGCGGTGTATTTGATGGCATTACCATTGCCAACTACCTGCGTGCTCACCCAGCCAAGGTGGTGGTCAATGTGCTCGGCCAAGCATCCAGCATAGCCAGCGTCATTGCCGCCGCTGGGGATGAAGTAAACATGGGGCTGGGTTCATGGATGATGGTGCACCAGCCCTGGACAGTCGCGCTAGGCAACGCAGATGAGCTGCGAGCATTGGCCGGAGACCTCGATAAAATTACTGATGGCCTAATGGCTAACTATTTAGCACGCGTCGGTGAGGATAAGCGGGAGGCCATGCTGGCGCTGCTCAAAGGAGAAAACGGCAAAGATGGCACCCTCTTAACAGCTGAAGAGGCGGTTGAGTTTGGCTTGGCAGACCGCGTACTAGTGGAAACAAAAGCCGCTGCATCGATGGCTAGCCTAGCGCGTGCAATGGCGCACGGCGCAGAGCAGGCCCGAGCCAAGCTACAGCAGTTCAAACCGCCTAAGGCAATGACCGCCGCTGATGCGCTAGCGCTGGCGTTCGATGTGACCCCTGAAGAGGCCGAAGCTCAAGCGGCTGATTTGGGTGATCAGATCATCGCGCTAAAACAGGGCGGTGCGATAACGGTGGTCGCTAAAATCGAAGATATTCCACCACCGTTGCTTGATGAGATCAAAGCGATGGGGGCGGGGAAAATACAGATTGATAACTCGGTCCAAGAAGCCGTCGCCGCTGAACGCACCCGTATTACCAGCATCGTAAAAGCCTGCCAAACCACCGGCCAATCGCAGCTAATGGAAAAGCTGATTGATAACGGCATGGCTGAGGCCCAAGCCAGCGAATACATCTACGATGTAGCCGCCGCTAGTGGCAACAAAAGCAGCATCCACAGCAGCCATTCACCTGAAGGTGGGCACCGCGCGGCGATAGATCACAACAAGATCTACGCCCGCATCAACCGCAAGGCGCAGGCATAAGTCTCGCCGCTTTTCTCCCCCCCGCATCTACCTAGTCATAGAAGGAGGCTGACCCATGGGCAGCAAAACATTTACCGAAGGGCGTCACACTGGCGAGCACATCGTATCTGAAGCCAGCGGCGCACGCTCGCGTGAGCAAGGCACCCTGGCGGCTGGCAGTCTAGTGGCGGGCACTGTGCTGGCGCTAAACGGCGCGGGCAACTATGTGCAGCTAGCCCCAGATGCAACAGACGGCGCCGAAACCGCCAAGGGCGTGCTTTACGCCAACGTAGACGCCAGTGAAGCGCCTAAGCCCTGCGTTGTTCACGTTCGCGCCTGCGAGGTGCACGGCGTCGCGTTGACCTGGCCCGATGCCGCCACTGAAGGCCAGATCACCGCAGCAACCAACGATCTAGTTAGCCAGGGCGTCATCGTCCGCTAACGCTTTACACCGAATGCCCATTCGGGCGCCCGATAACCGTTACCCAATTTACTGAGAGAGGCCAACCATGGGCATCTTTGATAACGACATTTTTACCCTGGCGTCACTAACCGCCGCGATCAACGCGGTTGAGTATCAGCCGCGCCGCCTCGCTGAAATGGGCATTTTCCAGGCAGAAGGCTCCCGAACCACGTCAATGGTGATTGAGAGATCCGGCCACCAGCTGGGCTTAGTGCCCGCTAAAGAGCGCGGTGCACCCGGCACCGTGGTCGGCGCTAACAAGCGCACCGGCATCACTTTCACTGCGCACCACCTGCCAACCACTGCCACTATTCTGGCTGACGAAGTGCAGGGGGTGCGCGCGTTTGGTACGGAAGACCAAGAGCAAGCGGTTCAGTCAGTTGTCAACGCACGCATGGCCAAGATGGCGCAGCGCATTGATGTTACTCACGAATACCACCGCATCGGCGCGATCAAGGGGCAGGTTCTGGACGCAGACGGCACCACCGTGCTTGCCGACCTTTACAGCGCCTTCGGTATTACGCAAAAAACCATCGCGTTTGCGCTGAACACCGAAGGTGCCGACATTCAGATGAAGTGCCTAGACGTGCTAGAGGAGATCGAGAAAGGGTTAGGCGACCTGTTTTTCTCGGGAGCAACGGTTCTGTGCGGCGCATCTTTCTGGCGCAAGCTGGTCGCTCACCCCAAAGTGCGCGAAGCCTACATGTATCAGCAGTCTGAGCGCCTGCGTGCTGATGGCCGCGAGTTGTTCACGTTCGGCGGCCTGATGTTTGAGCGTTACCGTGGTCACGTTGGAGGTAAGGCGTTTATCCCAGAGACTGAGGCCTACGCCTTCCCGATGGGTGCCGATGAGCTGTTTATCACCCGCTTCGCACCGGCTGACTACATGGATGCCGTCAATACGCTGGGCTTGCCGCTGTACAGCTCTAGCGAACCGCTGTCGCACAACAAGGGCGTTGAGCTTGAAGCGCAGTCTAACCCGCTGCACCTCTGTACCCGCCCCCAGGCGGTGATTAAGCTAAAAGAAGCAGCGTCGTAATGAGCCGCTTTGGCACGCTAACCAACCGCCTCAATCGGGCGGTTATGACGCACCTCACCGACAGCGACACCGCAACCTACACCCCCCACAACGGCACGCCGGTTACCGTCAGCGTGATACTTGATCGCGATGTTGAGCGCACGGTTGCAGGTATGCAGGGCGTCATCATGGAGTCACGCACAGAGCTAACTGGCTACACCAGCGAGCTGGGCGAAGGCGCGCGTGGTGATGTAGTGACCGTTAACGGTATCGGCTGGCGGCTCGGCCAGAAGGCCGGTGACGATGGTTATCTAGTGACGTGGATCGTGACGCAGGAGCGCACATGAGTCAGCTTGCCCCCATTAAGATCACGGTGGATAAGCAGGCCATACGCCGTATCGAAAGTGATTTGCTGCATATTAAGAATGGCGCTCCTCGCGCTATGAGTCTTGCCATCAATCACACGCTAGGCGTGACACGCACGGAAGCGAGCAAAGAGATCCGCAAACAGGTCAAACTGAAAGCGGGGTATGTGCGAGACAAACTAAAGATTAAGCGTGCCACAGTGAATCGCCTAAACGGCGCTATCCAAACGCCGACGCGCGGCACGTTGCTAACGCGGTACCCGCATACGCGCTACAAAAATAGCGATATGGGCGTGCAGGTAAAGCCCACGGGTGGCAAGAAGAGGATGCCTGGGGCTTTTTTCATCCGCTTTGCCAATGGCGTGCAAGTTATCGCTGTTCGCACTGAACACGGCCCAGGGCTTGGTCGAAGTGAAGGTCTGAAAGTTTTATACGGACCATCAACCAGTCAGGTGTTTACGGACGTAAAAGACGACTTGCAGGCACCTAGCGGCAACCGCTTAATGCAGCGCCTTGGCTACGAGGCCGACCGGCTACTAAAACGGCAGTGATATGACCCCGATTAGAGAGCAAATCATCACAGCGCTGGCCGAGCAACTTAACGCTGAGCGTGCCAACAGCGTTATCGAAACGTTGCCTGCCCGCACGCTATGGGATGGCAGCGACGGCAACGTAGAGCGCACCCGCTACGGCGGCGTGAGCGTTACCACGGAGCTAACGATAGAAACGGTGCATCAAGCCGACCGCGACCACCGCCAATGGAGCACCCAGGGCAACGCCATCTTGGCCGAGCTGATTGCCACCGCAACGGGTACTGACCGCACGCTAGGCGGGTTGGCTGAAGATGTGGCATACGCAGGCGGCACCATTTACTACCCCGAAGAGGGCAGTGACATTATCGGTGTGGATCTGGTGCTAGCCGTGCGTTGGTCGCATCGAATTGGCGATCCGTACTCACAGTAGGCGTTTTATTGAAAGGAGCCCCACCTATGTACCAAGAGATGCGTAGCGAGCGCTTGCCCTATCGCACCGATGTACGCTGGTTTCATACCGAAACAGTTACTGATGGTACCGGTGCGCCTCTCATCATCCCGGCCGTAGGGCGTGATGCAGCAGTGGCGGTGATGCCTGGGGTAGCAGCATCAGCCCAGGTTGAATTTACTATCAGTAGGTATGACGAGGTCAGACTGGGCAATGCCATTTGGCACGCTTGGCCTGCCGGAGCTGCAGAGGAAGCAAGCGCCGATGTTGTATCGGGTGCTGTGACGGCGTTGCGCTTAGTCAGCACCGGTGAGAGCCGCTGGGAAGTGGCGTTATGAGTTTGTTTAACCCCGTGTGGCGCGGCGTTTGGCGACCTGTCTGGCTCCCCCGCACAGCGAATCGAGTGCTGGCGGTATTGGTAGACCCAGATGGAAACGCATTGGTATCACCCAGCGGAGAGGCATGGGTGTTCTGGATAGAGGTGGACAATGACTGATTTTACAGCGCTCCCGATTCCTACAGTAGAGTTTAACCCAGCTGCATTCGCTGGCAGCGACGGCCGCGAAATTGAGCTACAGGTGAATGCGACCCACATTCAATGGCATTACGTCGGTGATACCGCTTGGCTTGACCTGGTTGCTCTGGACACCCTTAAGGGTACGGGTGGCTCCGGCGGCGAAATTGAGCTGCAATCCACCGCAACGCACATCCAGTGGCGGTATGTTGGTGTTGGTGATGACACTTGGACGGATCTTATCGCCTTGTCCTCTTTAGAGCCCAGTAAGCTTGGCGAGGGCGCTATCAAACAAGTGCGATCCACATTCCAGATTTATGTGCCAGATCCGCTGCGCCGCTCAGTTGAGTCAGCCAGCGGCGGCAAATGCACGGTTGAGTATACCGTGAACCAGCAGCCGTGCTTTATGCATGTCTTCCCCAAGCTGTACTGGGAAGACCTTCTGCCCTGGTGGGAGATGGGCGAGGGGGTGCACGAGGCGTTTATTGCTAACGGCGTCGAGAAAAGCGAGCTGTTAATAGGCATGTACATGGCGGCGGAAGTCAATGGCGAGATGGTCAGCCAGCCGCGCACAGTTGGCCGCCGATCAATCAGCTTGGATCAGTCGGTTGAGGCAGCGCAAGCCAGCGGCTTTCAGCTGTTTGGCAACTGGGAATGGTCAGCCGTGGCACTGTGGTGCATGACGAATGGATTTCAACCGCGTGGCAACACTGATTATGGGAAGTCACACAGCCACACGCACGAACGCGGCACTGATGACAGTGATGGCTACACGCTACTGGGTAGTGGGCCTAACACTTGGAGCCATAACAACTCCCCAAACGGCATCGCTGATTTGGTCGGCAGTCGCCAGGAGTGGGTGCGCGGCTTCAAAATGGTCGATGGCCGCATCCTGCTAGCTCCCGATAACGATGCAGAGCTAGCAGAAAGCGCCTGGGTGGATACGGGATGGGATATGTCGGATGCTGGTGTATGGGCCGGTATCGATAATGAGCAGGCACCGGAGTCGGTAAAAAGGGCCCTTATCGTGCCCAACGGTATCGCCGATCCTGAGGGCCGTCTGTACAGGAGTCTGAGCGGCGAACGCTTCCCATGCCGTGGCGGCGCCCGCAACAGTGCGGGCAACGCCGGGCTAGGCGCGTTGAGTCTCACCAGCCCGCGCACGTACTCGTATACGGATACTGGGCTGCGGCTCTCGCGTTTGGTCTAATCGGGCATCTGAGAATCTGGTGGACACAGCCAAGTACTTTGCCAGCATCGATCACTTCTATACCCGCCATTGTGCGGGTTTTTTCTTGCCCGTTCGCCGGGCTTTTGACAACGCACTACAGGAGAGCGCCCGTGGCGATCACTGAAAACCCCAAGTTAGAGTACGAGTCCGGCCAGTCTTTTAATGATTGGGAGCATATGAGCGACACCGGCGATGCCATGGTGTTTGAGGCCACGTTTTCGCCATGGAGCGCCCGCGCGGGGTTTGATGCCTCTGTGCGCCCATGGGGGCTGGCAACTGGCGGCCAGATTCGCGCAGGAAGCGGTAGCGACAACGTGACAGTATCCGCGCTCAGTGCCTACATGCCTACGGCAGCGGGTGCTCAGTCAGATGGGCTGGTTAATGTGGCTAGCGGTGATGTAGCGGTTGAGCACGCCACCACAGCCACCCACTTGATCACTAGCGTTACCGTTGATGCTAGCGGCGCGCTAGCTGCAGTGGCGGGCACAGAGGGTAGCGCTTTTACGGAAGAGCGCGGTGAAGCGGGCGGCCCGCCGTTTATCCCGGTGGATAGCATTGAAGTCGGACAAGTGCGGCTCAATGGCACGGGTGTTGGTCCGGTTTCCGATGTCGAGATCTTTCAGGTTGTAGGGTTGCACCAGGAGCGCTACGACAGCCCGGTATTCCAAAACGATCCGGCGGTGGGCGAGGTGCATTTTGCCGCTGAGTTACCCAAGATTCACACAGGTAGCCTACCCAAGCGCGTTAGCCTGCGCGGCTATACACCTATTTTTGCGGAAATCCCACGTGCCAGCGCCTGGGTGCCTGCTGAAACCTCGCACTCGGTTAACAGCACCGAGATTTATAACGGCACGTTAGGCAGCGTATCCAAGTCGCTTGGCCAGGCATCGTTCACCTACTACGGCGAAGGCAACGCTAACGATCCGCTAGTGATGCTGAAAAACGAGCGCCTTTGGTTCCGCTGGTACCAAGACCGCAACCGCAACCCGCACTCCCTAACCCAAGGCATCTTGGGCATTGGGCGGACTTACCCGGCGGGCGATCACGTCAACATCGCGTGTACCGTCTCAGCCGAGCAAGAAACGGCTGACTTTGAGTAAGCGCGCTGGTTCGTAAAGGTAAGTAAGCCACCACCCCGGCCACTGCGCCGGGGTTTTTATGCCCGGTTAATAGGAGAGTCGTATGCAGTTTGATGCTACTAAATTCGCCAGCGCAGCGTTTAAGCGCCGGGAAGAAGACGTGCCGGTGAAAGACCTGGCCGCGTGGTTCAAAGGAACTAAAGAGGGTGAAGTACCCGTGTGGCGCGTGCGCGGCTTAACGGGCGAGGAGCTAGCTCGCGTCAACGAAGCCCAGGCGCGCAATCGTAACAAGAGCGCCATCATTGAAGCGTTGAGTTCTGACAAGCAAGAGAAAATGACCGACGCCATCAAAGAACTGATCGGCACCGGCGACAGTGTGCCCGACGACCTGGCACGCCGTATTGAAATGCTAACGATCGGCAGCGTTGCGCCCGAGTGCACGCACCATGTGGCCGTTAAATTGGCTGAGGCGTTCCCGGTAGAGTTTTACGAGCTGACGACCAAAATCACCCAATTAACTGGCCTAGGCAGCGAGCCGGGAAAGCCCAAGCGCTCTTCAAACGCGCAGACATCCAGCTAGCTCTTCAACTGTGCGATATGAAGGGCGAATTTCTGTTCCGTGTACGCCCTGACGTGTTCCCGCTCGCCATGCTGACCGAACTCGAGAGCGATCTATGGGTGCTGTACTTTGAACAGCGTAGCAACAAGGGGTAGTCATGGCCGATCTTGAGAAATCCGTTGCCATTATCTTCGAGGGCGTCGATCAGATGGGCGCGGGCGTGGACAGCGCCACCAAACGCATGAACAGCATCATTGGCTCTGCCCAAGGTGTGATTGACCCGATTGCTGACGCGACTATGGGCGCGCTGAAATTTGAAGCAGCGCTGCTGGCTACCGGTGTGGCGGTGACCAGCCTTGCGATAAAAATGGCGGGAGATTTTGACAGCGGCTTTCGTGAAATATCAACGCTGGTGGATGCATCGGGGGAAAATCTAGATCGTTTGCGCGGCGACATACTAGCTTACGCTACGGATAGCACGCAGTCGCTTGAGAAAATTAACGCATCGGCATACGGCGCCATTTCAGCGGGTGTTGATTATACCGATTCGCTAGAAGCAGTGGCTCAGGCGGAAAAGCTGGCGGTGGCGGGCAAGGGCGAGCTGGATAGCTCGCTGACCGTGTTAGTCTCAACGCTTAATGCCTACGGCGATGGTATGGACGACGCAGAGCGCTATAGCGATCTGCTGTTCCAGACTGTGCGCAGTGGGCAAACCACGCTACCAGAGCTAAGCGCTTCGCTGTCTCAGGCTACCAGTACCGCTGCAGCCGGCGGCGTTGAATTTGATGTGCTGTCAGCAGCCATTGCTACCGTCACAGCAGGCGGCGCGCCTACTAGCCAAGCGATGACGCAGATTCGTGGCGCGATTGCCTCAATCATTAACCCGACGCAGGGTGCTAGGCAGGTGGCCGAGGAGCTAGGCATCCAGTTTGATGCCACGGCGCTGCGCAGCGAAGGGTTAGAAGGTGTACTGCGTGAGGTCGAGCGTGCCACCGGCGGCAACGTCGATGAAATGGCTAAGCTGTTCACCAACAGCGAAGCGCTTAACGGTGTATTGGCGCTCACCGGCACGAATGCTGAGCGCTTTGCAGGCAACTTGGAGGCAATGGAAAATAGCGCCGGAGCCACTGAGGCGGCATTTGAAGAAATGGCGGGTAGCGTTGAGAACGGCAACCAGCGTATCGCCAACGCTTTCAAAGTGATGATGGTAGGAATTGGTGACCCGCTGCTAGACGAGTTTGGCGACATCCAGGGTGCCATCGCCTCGATCTTTAATGCTATTGGGGCGAGCGTTGACGATGGTCAGTTACAGCAGTTTGTGGGACTGATTGAGGGGGTAATGCAGTCGCTTGAGCAAACGCTAAGCGATGTAGCCGCTAACTTGCCAGCAGCGCTTGAGTCTGCTGATTTATCGGGCTTTGTACGCGGCTTTGAGGCAGTGCGCGACGCTATTGGAGAGCTATTTGATAGCGCAGACATTACCACTGAAGAGGGGTTGGTCAGTGTTATTGCCACGCTAGGGGCTGGTGTTGAGCTGCTGGGCGAGTTCACCGCTGGCACGATAACCGCCATCGGCCCGTTTATTGAAAAGCTGGCCGAGCTGCTGGCGCTGGTGTTGAAAATAGACCCCGCATGGGTAGCCATGTTGGGCGTTGTGGGCGGCAGCGCTGTTGTTCTCAGTACCGTGCTTAGCGCCTTCTCGAGTCTGCTAGCCATTCTGGTGGCCTTGGGCGGCGCTAATGGCGCTGTGCCGGTGGTCACGAAGGTTTTAGGCGGCATGGTGGGAACGCTTGGCAAACTGGCTGGCCCAGCTGGGGCGGTACTGCTTACCGTTTATGCTTTTAATGAACTTAAAGGCACGTTAGACGAGTTTAACGAGTTCCGTTTTAACTTCTCCGATGAACTTAAAGCCGAGCTAGACAAGACGACCGGCGCGCAGCGCGTAGCCAACGAAGCAGGGCTTTTTAGTCTGCAAAAACTGGCAGAGGGCTATGTAGCGCTATCTGACTACTTTGGTTGGGGTGAAAAAGCCGCACAGGGTTTTGAGGTGTTTGGCGGTGCAGGCGAGGCCGCAGCGGTTCAAATCATGACCGCAGCAAACCGCATCGGTAATGAAGCCCCAAGTGAAATCAGCAAGTTATCGCAAGAGGCGATTAACTCAGCAATTCTTATCGGCACTGCGTTTGATGACCTGGATGCCAACCTTGATAACGCAGACTTAAACCTTCATGACCGGCTTTCCATAGGCGAAACGTCTGAGGCTGTGCAGAACGTTCAGGCGCTGTTTGAGAAAAGCGCTAATGGCATTGAGGTAGGCGCTGAATCCGTTGGCCGTGCACTTCAACAAATGCAAGAAGCCTTCAATGCAGGTGAGATCAGCGAATCAGAATACAACCGGCTTAAAGATGCGCTGCTAGGGCTGCGTGATGGTGCCGATGTAGCAGCCAAAGGACAAGAAGCTTTAGCAGGTGAAGTGCTCAGCAGCGAGGAGGCGATACTCAAAGCCCGCGAAGCGGTACTTGGTCATAAGCTAGCGCTGGAAGAAATTGCCAGTAGTGAGAGAATTAGAAACCTAGAGCTTGCCGTTGACTTCAAAATAGCCAAAACAGAGGCTGACGCTAAAAAAGTTGAAGCAATACTCAACGCTACCAGCGAGACAATCAGCACCACCGCGGACGCTGCCGCTAGCATGTTCGATACGCTGGGCGGCGGCGGGCTGAACTTGGGCGATAGATGGCTAGCACGCGATGCAATCGGGCAACAACTAGATATTCAGCAGCAAGCCGCTGAACAGCAGGAAAGACTAATCGATGCGCAAATCAACAGCCTTAATGCCCGCACCCAGGCGCTACAAAACGGCGATGGCTTAATCAAAATCGAGAGCGATGGCTTAGAGCCAGCGCTGGAAATGATTATGTGGAACGTCATTGAGAAAGTGCAGCTACGCGCTAACGCCGAAGGCGCCGAATTCCTGCTGGGCCTCTAACCCCCGTCCGCGTTACCTCTTACCGAGAACCCTTATGTATCTGATTGGATTAGCCGCACGGGGCTACGACCCGCGTGGGGCACTGCTGTTGCCGCACCGCGATGGCACGACTCTGGGTGACGTGAGCCGCAGAGTAAGCAGGGTGCGAACGCTAGATGGTGGAGTAGCAGTAACGAACCGAGGCCATAGCTCCGGCGACCGCACCATAACCCTGTCGTTTTCTGGCCTGCCGCGTGAGGTAGTTGACCTGGCGCGGCGCATGGTGCGCTTGCATGCCTTTGTAACCGTCTCAATTCCTGATGGCTGTTTTGTGGGCGTGCCCAGCGAATACGCCGAGCAGCAAGAAGCGTTAACCATTTTAATCACCGAGGAGGCGTGATGCGCTTTGGATTCTTAAATAACTTCGCCGGCCAGTGGGGCGCGCCACTTAACGATACCGCCACCGAGCTTGAACTAAGCGAGGGCGCTGATCTGCTGGAAGCCGCGTTAAGCAGCGCCGATGCAGTAGCGCTAACGCTGTTCGCTACTGATGCCCAGGGCAACGAAACCCGGCGCGAGATAGTGTATGCCACGGCGGTTGCTGAGGGTGTTGTCACTGTGCAGCGGGCACAAGAGGGTACAGAGTCGCAGGCCTTTAGCCCTGGCGATGGGGTGGAAGCGCGGTTAACGGCGGGGATGCTTAATGCTGTGTTAGACAGTGGATTTGATGATGATGGCGCTACTGTTCGCCTAGGCGAGGGCGCTATAGCCAGCGGGGCTAGTGCTATCTCGATAGGCGCGTCGTCTCTGGCTCAGGCTCCTGGCAGTGTTGCGATTGGCTCGGACAGTGTAACGCGGCGCGGTGCCAATGAGTGGGGGCTCGCGGATTTCGGCGAGTATAGTACGGCGGTGGGCGCTTTTACCTCCGCAGGAGGAATGTACGCTACGGCGGTGGGCGCTTTTACCTCCGCAGAAGGGGTGTACGCTTTTGCTGCTGGCGCAGCCTCCGCAAACGCAGATTATACGGTTGCTATTGGTCGTCGTAGCAACACAAACGCAGATTATACGGTTGCTATTGGTTATGAGACGTCAGCTAACTCAATGGGCGCAACAGCTCTAGGCAATTATGCTGAGGCAAAAGTGGCTGGATCGGTAGCTATAGGAGTCAATGCTGTAGCCAGAGTGCGTGGGGGGCTGCGGCTAACTGCAGTACCGTACCTCCCAAAAGACTCTACGGGGGCGCCACGGTTCGTCGCTGAAGACTACCCCCAACAGCCCGACGTCGCATATCGAACAGCCTCACCTATTGTAATTCAGTGTGACGCACTCGATCTTACGGACGAAGCCGCTGTTGCCTCGCTGAAACTACCGTCAAACACCCTGTTTCTACCAGACGCCTTTGATGTTGTCATCGTAGACGCTGATGGTGCTAACGGCGCGCCAGAAATCCAGATTGGCCCCGATGACGCCAGCCCCGCTGATTATCTTCCCGTAACACCACTAACTACAACGGTTCTTGGTGGCCGCGAAACATTCGCCCCGCTAGTAATGGACGGCATTACTGCGCTGCACGTTTCTGTGGTCACCGCAGGAACCGGCTGGGCGTACAAAGCCAAAGTGGTGGTACGTGGCTATGTGATGGAGATTTAGCATGCTGAACACTGACCCGCTCAACAGCGGCGCGCTGGGTGCGGCGTTGCCGCCAGCGGGCGGTATTGAATGCATCCCCATCGTTAAGCGTCTGCCCGGCAGTGCTATAAATAGCTCGCCGCTGGGGAGCTGGGCGCTTAACGCCAGCGGCGGCACGCTGGTGATTGGCTGTGACGATGGCCCGCAAGGGGAACTGTTTGACCCGCTAGAGCGCGTGGAGGTCTATCTGCTTCAAATTGGCGAGTTGCGCGCGCCCATGTCGTCGTTCCAAGCGACAATGCGCTTAACTGGTAAGTCATTTTTGCAAGCCATCGTGCCCGCTGGCGATGCTGTGCTACCGGCGCTTGAGTACGGCGCGCCTATGCAGGTGCAGCTTGGCTACTACTACCCCAGTGTCGACGAGTTCAGTGATCTAGAAACTATCGCGCAAGCCCCGCTGCAGCAGATTAGAAGCGATGAAGGTGCCACACGCTACACGCTAACGCTTAGCGGGTACGGCGTCCTGCCGAAGGCCGACCCCCGGCAGCGCGAGTTACGCGACATTCAGACCCGCTCCATTAACCAGGGCGTGCGGCGCATTCGTTGCAGCGTAGACATGCTGCTACGTCCCGGTAGCTACGCGATAGATGGCGATGGCGCCACGATTGAGGTGGGGCAAGTTCAGTATTTTGTTAACGCAAGCAGCGCGGCGATGGAAGTTTACGAGAATGGGTAAAGCGCGCATTTTAGAAGCCCACGGCGATGGGCGCTATACGATTGAGATTATTGAGGCTCGCGAGCGCGCCGAGTCTGCCAGACAGCAGGCCGAGGCGCGTATTCAAACGCTAACAGCCGAATTGAATCAGCTAGAAACGAAAATTCAAGCCGCACAGCAGGCGGTAGATCAAGCCGCTGTTGAGCAAAATGCGGCTATCCAGCATTGGCAGCAAGAAGTGGCTGAGCAGGGCGGCTCTAACGTTGACCTTGATGCGTTTGCGCGCAAGTTACTGGAAGCGGCAGGTAAGCGGGACGTGCTACGCACAGAAAAGCGCTCAAAGGAGCTGCGTATTGCTGCCGATCAAGCGCTGGTCGCCCGCGTTGACGCGCTGCCCCCACTGCGGCAGATGCAGGCATGGTGCGCCGACTACACCGAGAACTTGAGCGGTGAGGTAGCAACAGCGGAAGTTCCGGGTGAGGTCGGCAGCGTCATTATCAAGCCGGGGTTTGAGGGAGCAAATCGGTGGAGCGCCACCGTGGATGGAGCCATCCAGCCCGCACTCGCTAGCACACCGGCAGGTACGTTTTGGAACCTGGCTATGATGCCCGGCTGGCAGAAGTGGCGGCCTACCTATCGCACCGCGACTATCACTAGCATTGGCGGTGACGCGTGCTCGGTCACGTTAGACGACGCAGCCAGCAGCCAGCAGGGGCTAAACGTCAACGCTCAATCTAGCTACAGCAGCGTGCCGATTCTCTACATGGACTGCGACGGCGCCGCGTTTGAGCAAGGCGACCGTGTGCTGGTGGCGTTTGCTGGCAATATCGAAGGTCCAACAGTGACTGGGTTTGAGAGCGAGCCGAGGGTGTGCTGTCAGCCCGAAGTGCTGGGCACGCACGCACATACAACAGAGCCATGGGATGTATTAGGGCAATTCTCTGAGATTAACATTAAGGGCGGTGCTGGCGCTGAGTGGCGTATCATTAATGAGGATAGCAGGGAGGTGCTTCATAGCGGCGGCGTTACGATAGTGGATGGTGAATATCGGCTAGATAGTTTGCCGGATGAAGTCGGGAGAGGGCTTAGAGAGGTTGTGTCTGAGTTCTTCTACTCAAAAAGCAACGACCTGCTTGAGGGTGACATTGTGGGATCTGTTTCTTACCCCACTCGAGAAGATTTTGCAGGCGGCACTTGGGTACGATCATTCTTTGATGTGATTTACGCAAACGGAGAAATTTCACGCAATGCAGTGTTCGAGACCGGGCTAATAGACGATGCTGGCTCGCCCATTTTTACAGGTCCAACCGATGAACTTTATGCAGTCACATATGAAGATGAGTCGGGATGGTCTGGAGTATCCCTTAAAGGCGGCTCTGTCACTTACTCGCGCATTAGAGGCCAGCTGCGGTTGGAGAAAGGCTGTAACAGCGTATGGCCTGACGATGTGTAGTAAATAGCTTACACATCAACCGGCGATCTCCTGCATTCAATCCCAACTAATAGTTTGTAAGAAATAACCTACATGGCTGTCGGTTATATCCTACATCATTCTCAGAAGACTTCGGGTATCGTTTTGCCCGCTATCAGCGATAGCCCCTTTCTTTGGTAAGACATTGACCCGGAATGCATAAAAACATGAAACAGGCCCTGCGTGTCTGCACTGCAATGAGTGCGCTGGCACTTTCGTCATTCGCTGCTGCGGAAGAATTTCATTTGTACGACCACAATAAACAATGTGGTATTGAGTCGCCGCGACTTGAGCCCTACAGCCAAGCAGAACTAGATGACTTCCTAGCGTGCATCGTGGCTGAGCGTGATGCAATGGGTCGAATGCTGCATCGTTGGTCTGACCTCGATGAGGATTTGAAAGAGAGCTGCATCGCGTCATCAGCGGAAACGGGTAGCCCTGATGTTGTTAGTTATATAGAAGTCGAAGACTGCATCAATCACCAATCAGCCAGGTAGTAATGGGCGTTGTCTGTGAGCGTGTACGATATTGCTTACAAGAAATATAGCGATTGTCTTACACGTCTGACGCCATGATGGTGCTATGTTGGCTGCGGGGAGTCTAGCATCACTTTTGCCAAGGACGGCGTATTATCCCGGTCTCCCCGCCTGCACTCAATCGCCACACGCCCTCAGTAATTTGATCAGTCCGACGTATCAAAAAGAGCACGGTGCCCGGCGTCGATATATCGCCCGCATTGAGCCGGTTAACGGCTATTCGCCCGCTGAATAGTTGCCCTTTCCATATCAAGTGGAACTCAATCAAACGATAACCGGGCGGCGTTGCGCGGCGAAGGCTAACCCAACCTTTGCGCTCTAAACGCTTGCGCCAGAGTGTTTCGCTATATCCCACGCCAGCCTTTCCCGCCGCTGCGCATGCTCATGACATCGATTCCTCAGGATTCCAACGCACTCGAAAGAGTTCACCGTCGTCATCAAGAGGGATTATGGTGACGTTCTCAACTGTACCCAGCTCGCTGAGCATGCGCGTCCAATCATCAGCCGCGTCTTCGGGCTGGCGCTGGATCTCACAGCAAAGCTTTAACTGAGCGGCGGGGCTGCCGATCTTACGCTTCACGCGTTCGACCAGGGCTTGATACGTTTTCTCGGACATAAACGCCTCCTGATTTAACTGGTGTTATATACAGTATTTTGTGGCGAGTATAGCGATGCTTAGCGTAGCTTGCCAGCACGAGCTTGCAGCGTCAGTAAATTAGACTTAGAATTGCCATGTTGTGTTTTCGCAAGCCCGATTAGCAGTCACAGAGGTTGCAGATCAGGCGAAACGTTGGCGTACTACTGATTGCGAGTGTGATCGCAGCAGCCATAATTCCAGTGAACGTTCGCTAAGAGTTAGACTTGAGGCGTTTGATCAATGGAAAGTGGAAGCCAGCGTGGGGCTTCCTACCCCTATTGCTCAGGAAGCCAGTAAAGTTTGTTCAGCGGCCCGGAGCGTGAGTGCGGGATCGGAAACACTAGATGCGCTGGATTCAGGCGGTGAGTGCTACAAGCGCCAGAAGTGGCATTGTTTTATAGGCTGGGTAGTTCGGCTTACACAACATGCTGCCTTATGCGTTTCACTAGCTTGGTGTGCTCTCGAAAGTAATGCCCAAATTGGGCTTGAAATGAGAGGGAAGGCGCATTCGATTATCATTAGCATTGAGGATAGGCCCGTGAATCATATTTTGCAGGATTCGCAAGCCCGATTAGCAGTCACAGAGGTTGCAGATCAGGCGAAACGTTGGCCTACTACTGATTGCGAGTGTGATCGCAGCAGCCATAATTCCAGTGAACGTTCGCTAAGAGTTAGACTTGAGGCGTTTGATCAATGGATAGTGCCCGTCTATTCCTGCCAGCAGGGGTTCAAAGAGCATGGCGGGACAAGGGTGTGACAAGAAGCGCGTTAAATATTACAGCCAAAAATGAGTGCTTAAGGCATGCTTGGAATTCTTTGTATGCTAATACTCCAGTAAGAACACGTCCGGTAACTGGCGTTGACAATATAAATGTTCAAGACTTTAAGGCAGAAGAAAGCCAGTTTATCGCTTCTATTTCTAACAAGATTAGAAGTGGCAGTTTTAAATTCTCACCATTGAAAGCCAATTTTGTCCCTAAAGGTGATGGAGGGATAAGAGTAATATGTGTTCCCACCGTCAGTGATCGAGTTGTTCAAAAAACTTTGGGGAATACACTTTTTGATCTTGGATACTCGTTAAATAATTCAGTAAATCATGGTTTCGTAAGAAAGAAATCTGTCAAGACTGCAATTAAGCAAGTGATTAGGGTAAGGAGTAATAATCCTTGGGCTTTTAAAATTGATATATCATCTTTTTTTGATAAGCTGGATAGGGCGTTGCTGATTGATAAGATAAAAAAAGAGATTAAGCATAGATCTTTACATGAAATCTTAGTATCCGCAGCATGCCTTGAAATCCTCGCCAGTAGAGCTGACGAAGAAAAGCTGTATAGACTAGGAATTGTTAAAGGTTGCGGAGTACGCCAGGGTATGCCGCTATCTCCTTTTTTTGCGAATCTCTATTTAAAAGAATTTGATGAATTTGTGGAGCGAAAGCAACTGCCTGTAGTGCGTTATGCAGATGATATAATTGGTTTTTCTGATAACGAGGCACAGTGCCTTATAGCAATGGGTAGTTGTGAGGACAAGCTAATAAGTATTGGATTGAGCTTGAAGAAAGAAAAAACAATTTTAGCATCTCCAAGTCAAACAGTAGATTTTTTAGGACTTGGTATAGCTCGGATAAATAAGCAATATCAACCTTTGGTTACCAATATTCAGCTTGAAAGGATTAAAGAAAGAATTGCTCAATACTCAAATTTGGGATTCTGTGCGCGGAGAAATATTAATCTTAAAAACGTGTTAACAAGAATGGATCAGTTGGTGTTGACTTATGACATGATTTACAGTGAGGCTTCGAATAAAAACAAAGTGCTAGATGTTGTGAAAAGCGCGAAAGAAAAAACAATAAAAGATTTGTTTAGGAAGAATTTTAACTTAGATTATAAGAATCTTACCAAAGATCAGAGAAGATTTCTTGGTATGAGCTCTCTCATTTGATCGATGGTCTTATATAGTTTTCGCGTTGTGGTTTTGGGCATAAAAAAACGATGCACTCTGCAGAATGCTTATGCGCTTCTCCAAATGTTGGAGTTAAGTGCTCGCACTTGATTTTAGCAGCGCCGAAATAAACGCATCTATAGATACAGTCTTACCGTATCTAAAGCTTGACGTCTTCTGGAGTCGTCCTGTTTAAATTACAGTTTTTTATAAAGCACTAATTGCAAATGTTGTATTCTGCTAAGTAGTTGTATCTTAATATCATCAGTTATTGTTTAGACTGACAGGTTTTATCTGCATAGTGCTTCGCATGGGACGCCATCGTTATTGCCGTCTAGCCAACCATTCCCGCACTGTTGCAGGTGAAAAAGTGCTTCATCACAAGAGCTTATATGTCCACATTTTTTCCGCTCATCGCAATTGAAGCCTGCCTGGTGAATAGATTGAAATAATGGTGCAGGTTGCTGTGTCACCATAGCATCGCTCGCTTCAATTGATTCTGCGTGCGGGTTACCGGTCCCTTGGATGTCAGCAATGCGTCGATTACGCTCAAGCTCCCAGTCATCGATAGGATCCATACGAGCCCAGGCCTCAAACAATTGTTGCTGTTGGCGGCTGATAGATATGTCGTAAGCGTCGCGCATGTACCAGTAGATACGGGCAATGGGGTTGCAATGGTATAAGCAAAAAACAGCTATGCTAAATAGAATTTAAATATTCTTATGAAAGAGTGGGGAAATAGCGTGTCGAAAAAGAAACAGCCTCATAAAACCAGAAACACGTGGGCGTATTTTCAATTTTCCCATGACGTAAATGAAATCCAGGTTCGCGTAGAAGGCGATGATGTAAAGGTGCTAGGAGCAGACACTCAATATACTAAGACTGTGCGAAGCTACGAACGGCAGTCAGGTAAGGACAAAGTAGAATTGTCCATTCCTAGTCAAGATGGAAAAGCTTCATTTTCACCTGATAATCAATTGGTTAATCAGTTCAAATGGCTTATAGCAGTTGATACAAATTACATAGATCTAAATGGCGATATTTATGCTGTTACAGTTATCTATATCACTACAAAAGAGCTCGGGCCAAGTGTTACAGAAGTACCATTCGATCATCTAGAGACGTATCTCATAAAATCGCCAAGGCAAGGAATCAATCCTGAATTAATAGGTTGGCATTTGGCACTTCAGCACATTCAGCAGCCACCATGTGGAAGTCAAATAGGAATGATTGTCGATAGCGAGGCAGGAAAGCTAGCGGCTTTTAACTCACGCAGTGAGCCCTATTTAGATGGGCTTTATTTACCAAGTTATGTAAGTCTCATTTATGCCTCTGCAGACCAAGGGCATAAGCTAGCGAATCAAATGATAAAATATTGCGATAAAGTAGGTGAGCAAGTGGTGCGCAAATTACGAGCAGAAGGTTCTTTTGATTTCGGCTCCTCTGGCTCTGAAAATAGTCTTTATCAAAACCTTGTCAAACTGATTCCTAGAAAGAAGCCTAAAGGTGCATAGCGATGTGTCCAGATTGTGCCAGAGGCCTGCGCTCGAATGTGTCTAGCTGCCTAAATTTGAGAATATCGGTTGTGTGGTACACACTGCGCCCAGCGTGTTAGTTTATTAAATTCAAAAGGTTAGAGTAGATTCTTCCTTAAAGTGTAGGTCTTGAAAACCGGCATAGGTTAATAGCCTATCTAGGGTTCGAATCCCTATCCCTCCGCCACCTCGATTCTAAAGCCCCGTTTTTACGGGGCTTTTTTCGTTTCTAGGCTCTGCGTTTTCTTCCCAACACCTCCTCTATAGAATGTACCGGTCTTTCACTGTGTCCAGATTGTGTCTGGGAATTCTGAACCACCTCGGATAGGGCGATGCCTGTTGCGGTGTGCTTACTCGAAGTACCTTTTTGGCTCGCAAACAAATCTATGTGGTTCTTCGGGTGCTGTGCTGTAAATGGGTACTCGATCGAAGCCTTGCTCATCAGCATCGGTGGCATGCTTGGCGCGCAGATCATTTTTCGTGAGCCGTGCAATTAA